CTGGACGATTATTCCGACCTGGATAGTATCATTCAGGCGCTGGAAGTGAGGGTTGCACAGATAGAACGGATATTGGATAAGCACGCAGACCCGAACATGTACGGCCCCGACACGGCTCTGGAGCACGATCCGACAACGGGGCAGTGGAAATACCGGGGCGGAGGCAAATACTTCCCCGTTAGCCAGGGGGAACAGCCTCCGGGATACGTCACATGGGACGGACAGCTGGAGGCGGCATTTAAGCAGATTGATTTGCTCATGGAACAGCTATATATCCTTTCCGAGACATCAGCTGCTGCGTTCGGACAGCTTAAAGCGGGACTTGCCGAATCAGGCACAGCGCTAAAGCGTTTGATGATGGCGCCGCTTGCGAAGGTAAACCGCATCCGCATGAGGTTTGACCCGGCACTGAAAGAGGTTCTCTGGCTGGCGTCAATACTGGAGAAGGCGCAGGGCATGGCAGGCGCAATAGTGCTTGAGAATATTCATATTGACTGGAAGGATGGCCTGCCGGATGACGAGCAGGAGCTCACACAGAACGAGGTGCAAAGATACACAGCAGGACTGACAAGCCTGGAAAGCTCACTCAGGCGGCTGTATGGCTTGGAGGGTGAAGCCCTGCAGGAGGAGATCGACAGGATAAAGGGCGAACAGGCTGAGCAGGGAGTCACCGAACTGCCGACAATAACCTTGCCGCCGGCGGAGGGTGAGGGCGAAGGTGAAAGTATGGTATAATAAAAAACAATCAATTTGTGGAGGTTATGGTTGTGGAGAGAAAAAGAAGAGCTTATTTGGCGGAAGCGATTATGGACTTGTGGGTAAAAGAAGAGAAAAAACTGCCCTGCAATATTGCGAAGATGATAGAAGCAATGCTCAAGAAGGTTTTGTTTGAAATATTGAAAACAGAGAGTAAACTTACTATCGAAGAAACGGAAGAAGAAAAGAAAAGGCTTGAATCGGTGTGTATCCATGAAGTGATCCGAATTAGCCGGACTCTTTCAAAAAAAAGGGTTTACACAGAAGAAATGAAGGAACTCATGAGGTCGATTATGTTTTATGTAAGAATGGTTATAGATGAACCTCTAGAAAGAGAATGTAACGGTTTAGAAGGTGAAGACGCAGGTGAAGAATAATGGCAGATGTCAGGCAATTCAGCGACGCCGAAATTAACAGGCTTGTTAAATTCTACGAACAGGCCGAGCGGGAAATACTTGACCGCATCAACCGGGCGCTTCTCCGGGCCAATAAAACGGAGTACCTGGTCCAAATGAAAAGGGAAATTGAGGCCATCCTGCAGCAATTAAGAGATGGGAACCGGACCTGGTGCACAGAAGCAATTCCCCGGGTCTATTCCCAGGGGCTATATTCGGCTGATGCTATGTTGAAAGATGTGGGCACTTCGACATCTGCAGCCTTCGGAGCTATTCACCAGCAGGCGGCGCAGGTTTTAGCCGAAAATGCTTATCAAAGGTTTGAGGATGTTGCACAGGTGATCGGGCGGCAGGTAAATGATATATACCGGGAGCTGGCGTTGGAAAACGTCCGGGGAACGGTTGTCGGATATGATACATGGAAGCAGACAGCCAGAAGGTTTAGGGAACAGCTTGCAGAGCGTGGCGTGACTGGCTTTAAGGACCGTTCTGGCAAGATGTGGAACATGCGGACCTACTGCGAAATGCACGCAAGGACAGTCTGCATGCAAGCGCATCTTGAAGGCACAGCCAATCGGCTGGTAGAGCAGGGGCATGACTTGATTAAGGTGAGTACACACCGGGGAGCCTGTGAGCTGTGCAGACCATTTGAAGGTAAGATATTAAGCATCACGGGTAAGACACCGGGTTATCCGACATTGGAAGAAGCGAAATCGGGCGGGCTCTTTCATCCGAATTGCTATTCAAAAGACACGGAAGTATATACAGACAAAGGATGGCGGTTATTCAGCGAATTGTCGGGAGATGAAAGAATACTGTCGCTTAATCCTGAGACGCATTGCCTTGAATGGGTAAGTTATAGGGGCGTTATATCTTACCGTTATTCTGGCAATATGATGAGGTTTAAAAGTAACTCACTTGACTTACTGGTTACGCCTGACCACAATATGTATGTCGGTATGAATACCCATATAGGCGACAAGAAGGTTATACATTATAGGCTCATACCAGCAGAACAGTTAAAGGACAGGAATTTTAAAATCCCGAGAACAGCAAGATGGGAGGGCGGTTCCAGCGTCAGGGAATTTATGGGTGTTCCCATAGAGCAATTTGCCAAATTGCTCGGTTACTACTTGTCGGAAGGGCATGCAGAGTACGACCCGAAGAATAGGCGATACAGGGTAAGCATTTGCCAGCACGATAAACGCAACATGGAGATCATGCGCAATGACCTGAAAAGCCTGGGTTTTTATGAGTGCCACAATCGGCTGATACTTTCCGGCAAAGAATTCGCAAGCTATTTCCTGCAGCTTGGCAAAGCGCATGAAAAGCATATCCCGGATTGGTTTATGGAACAGCCGCCCGAAATATTAAGACTGTTTTTGGATGCATATAGGCTGGGTGATGGCAGCACAAGAACGGTGGAAAGACAAGAAAGGAATCTGTGGTCGGTCGAGCGCAAGTATTTTACTTCAAGCAAGAGGCTGGCCGACCAGATCGGGGAATGCATCCTGAAGGTCGGGAATTACCCATATTTTTACCTTCAGAAAGTCAGTGGCAAAAGGTGCTCGTTCAGAAATGGGGATTACATCATAAACCATGATGTTTGGGTTATTGCAGAGAATACATCGCCTCATTCGGTTCACAACGCATCGCCATCATGCAGGCATCGGGGAATACAGATAACAGATGAGCCTTATAACGACATGGTGTATTGTGTTGAACTGGAGAAAAATCATGTTCTCTGGGTAAGGCGAAATGGGAGAACGGCATGGTGCGGCAACTGCAGGCATGCTTACGGGCTGTATATTGACCTGGAGAAAGAATAAAAAAAACAGGAGGTTGAATTATGGACATTGCATGTAAATTAACAACAGAAGAAGTTATAGGCAAACTGAGCGAGAAGGGAATAGAAACAAACAACTGGTTATTGTCTCGCAGCGCAAGAGAAGGACTTATCCCCAAACCGCTTATAAAGAGATTTGGCAGAGGGAAAGGCACAGTCGTTTTCTACGACAACGAAACACCGGCAGAATATTACGCAAATAAAATGATTAAAAAACATTATAAATTACCATATTCTGATATTGTTGCAATAAGGGGAAAGGCGATTGGCGCCGAGTTTCAAAGCTTGCTTAATAGCGCATTTGATGACCTGCATAATTTCCTTGCAATTTTATGGTTATACTATAAAGCAAATTTTAATGGAGGAACGCATAACAATCACGAATTTATCGTTAGTTCAGGGCTTCAATGGGGCGGAGAAAGATACCTTGATATAGAACTGAAAGTATCCGACAGTGTTTATAAAACCAGAATAAGAGAGTTCAAGGAGCCAGAAAAACTTAATAACTGGCTAAAAATGCTCCGACCTATTTGCATTACACATGGTTATATTTAGGAACGCCCTCCACAGCAATGCCATAAATAAGAGGGTCGTTGAACCGCATAGGTATCAGCACCCGGCTTTTGTAGCAATAGCAGCTTTTTTCCGGCACCCAGATAATGTTGCCCATATTGGGCTTAGTGCCAGGGCGCGGGATATACCAGTGCCCACACTCTTTCCAAAACAGGCGGGTATGGTGCTTACCGAGCCGAATTAAGGTGGGGATCATCTTCTGTTGATAAATTAAACTTATGCGGTGGTTGATGCCGACATGGACTGATAGCTTGTCCTGTTGTATGTACCATTCAAAATCACTCACAAAATACACCTCTGGGATAATTATAATCCAGGGGTGTTGTTTTGTACATGAAGGGAGGCTGCAGATTTGCAGGAGCAAAAATGCAATAAAGTAGTCCCTTTACATAGATGGGAAGTCCATGAATTCTCCTGGGGTTCAGCTGTTAAAGAACAGAGGACAGGAAAATAGACAAATATATTTCTTAAGCCTGACGGGCAAGAAATTGATGTGAGCTGTTTAAATGTTGAGCTACATGAGAATGGAATTGAGTTTTTGGATTATTAACGCCTTCGGGCGTTTTATTTTGCCCTGGATTAGTATTCACGGGGCATAAATGTGAAGAACCCAAAACAGGCACAGACCTGTATAAAAATGTATGGAGGTTTTGAAAAATGGACTGGTTAAAAGAACTACTTAAGAAGGCCGGAATTGAAGAGGGAAAACTGGACGGTGTAATCGCTGACATCGGCAAGGAGCTGCCAAAGCACTTCATACCGAAGGACAAGTACAACGAAGCGGCCGAGGCAAAGAAGAAGCTGGAGACGGACCTTGCGGCGAGAGATACACAGCTTGAAGAACTCAAAAAAGCGGCTGGCACCAGTGAGGAGCTGAAGAAGCAGATTGAAGCCCTGCAAGCCGACAACAAAAAGGCCGGCG